AAGGTAATCCAGATTCTCCTCAAAGCATTGTGTATGACCATAGTGAGAAGAAGTTGGGTAGTGAGTTACTTGTAAGCACAGGGTGGACTGATAACGATGGATGGGGATTGTCAAATGGAGTATTAACTTTTGATGATGACGGCAATGGTGGTACTATTTTATCAGCATCTAATATGACAAATAGTGGATTAACTACAGGAGCATTATACAAATTACAATACACTATTGGAGCATTATCAAGTGGTACTGCTGATATAAGAATCCAAGATAGTAATGGTAATGTTATTATTGATACTAAAAATTTAACAAATGGTTCTTATACAGAATACTTTTCTGCAACATCTACTAACAATGGTCTTGGATTTAGGTTTACAGGATTATCAAGCTCTGGAAGTTCTTGGACAATAACAGATTATTCTCTTAAAGAAGTCCTCATGGGCAACCACGCTACTACAAATTTCTTTAAAGCAGTTACTTTAACAAACGGAGATGTAGAAACTTGGAGTGATGCCACAACTTTATCAAATTGGGTGTTAGCAGGTGGTAGCGTAGCAAGGCAATCTGGAGCAAGAACTGGTGGTAGTGGAAGTTATTATGCAGAATATACTGATGGTGGAAGTGGTGGTGAACAATTTAAGACTGCTACATTTGCAACAACAAGCGGACTTACATATAGATTAAAATTTTGGTATAAGAATACAAACAATTCAGATGTAAGTATTTACGATGGTAGTGCATTTTTATTAAGCTACTCATCACTTGCAAATTCTTCTGGTTCTTGGACAGAAAAAACATACGAATTTACAGGAACAGGAAATTCAAATGCACAAATAAGATTTAGGGTTGGAACTGCATCTGCTACTATGGGCATTGATGATGTAACTGTTGAACAAGTAGGAATATCCTCATCTGGCTTTGCTACTGCTCAAAATGAACCAACTATTCCACAGATCCCATTGGTTAAGTATAATGAGAAAATGCTATTTGATGGCGTTAATGATTATGTTACTATGGGAGATGTGTTAGACATAGTTGCTGACTTTACTGCATCTGCTTGGGTTGTGTGTAGGTCTGATGGGACTATTATTGGTTCTGGGCAACCTACAAGTGGTAGTTCAGCTAATGATGGATGGAAGATAGGGGCAAGTGCTTTTGAATTAGATGGTGCTGGGCAATCATCACATGATATATTATCATTTACAAGCATAGCTGATAATAAACTACATCATATTGTTGCTACGAGGGAAACAAATGCTCTAAAAGTCTATATTGATGGGGTTCTAACAGCAAGTTCTTCTGGTTCTGCTCAAGGTGATTTATCTAATGCAAGAGATTTAGCAATAGGAGCCAGTCATAAAGGAAGTACAACTTGGGAAAGTCATTTTGGTGGGATTATAAATGATGTATCATTATTCAATACTGCTCTCTCTTCCACAGAAGTCCAAGAGCTATTCAACGATGGTGTTGCATTAGATGCTACTACACATAGTAAAAAAGGTAACTTACTTGGCTATTGGCGAAACGATGGTGTATCTACATGGACTGATAGAGGTGATATACAAGCAATAGGATTTGATGGGACTGATGATAGAATAGCAACTGGAAGTAATATTGGAATAAGCGGTACTAATGCTTTTACAATGATGTGTTGGTTTAATTTAAATGTTTTAGGTAATCATCAAACACTTATGGCAAGTGGAGGAAGTGGAGCAAATACAAGGAATACATTTCTTGTATATAATACTAATAAACTTGCTTGGAATAATGGAATAGGTGCTAACGATTTTCAAGTAAGCTCTGGAACTACTTTTACTATAGGAACTTGGTATTATGGTGCAGTAACCTATGATGGAAATACAACTATTAAATTATATGTAAATGGTGTACCTGAGGGTACAAAAACTACTGTAAACGATTCAGAAGCAATTAACTTTACAAATAGTGCATTAGTTATTGGCAGAAGAAATCCCTCGCAAAATGATTTATATTTTAATGGTCAAATAAGTCAATGTGCAGTTTATAACTCTGCATTATCAGCAGATGACATACTTGGTATTTATAATCTTGGTCGTAGAAATACAGATTTAAGTACTTCATATTCTACAAACCTTATTGGTTATTGGCTTTTAAATCCTACTCACTCTAATCCAGATTTAACAGGAAGTAATAAAATACTTGATAGAAGTGGTAATGGTAATCATGGTACACAAAATGGTGGAGTCAGTTTTCTTGGTGCAAATGATGGTGATGTACAAGGTAGTCCAGATTCTATAACCATTCGTGAGGGATTAAACTCTGGAAAAGATGGATTAGGATTTCCGTTAAAGAACTCTGATAGCAATGTAATAAGAGTAAGGAATGGCGAACATGTTAATATTGGAAATACATTAACAAGTAGTTCTTTACCAGCTACAAATTTATTAGAAAATAGTTTTACAATGTCTGCTTGGATTAAACCAGATGATGGTAGACCAGCAGTAGCATCAACAATTTTTGGTTCTGTTAATTCTACTTGGACTGGATATATGTTTTTAAGACTTAATACTGGAGGAACAATTACCTTTGTTTATGGTACTAATTCTGCAAAAGAACATTCTTTAACAACTTCAGCTATTTATGATGATAAAGAATCTACTTGGAAGCATATTATTTTAACATTTGAAATGTTAGATGGTGCGGGAACTGATGGAGCAACAATTACTATTTATGATGGAGCTACATTAGCTGGTGGTGGTACACATATAGGACAAGATGCATCTCCTCATGCTGATTGGAATAAAGATAACTATACAAATACTACTGATATGGGAATTGGAACAAGAATACAACATGATGGAACAACTACTCAACATTTTAATGGACTAATAGATGAGGTAATGATGTACAACAAAGTTCTTTCTACAACAGAGATTATTAAAAATTATAAGCATGGCAAAGGAAAGCATAAAAATGACTAATACATATTTAATATTAACCAAAGCAGTATATGAGGGTAAGCTACCAAGCAAACTCAAAACTGCTGATAGATTGTCTTGGAATGAGTACACTTATAAAGATGTAGAAAAGACTGCTAAAAGAATGGTAGACAAATACGATTACACGCCATCAGATGATAACACAAAAGCAGAGATAAAGGCTTATATGGACGATTGTGACGTAGACTATTCATCAAGCGATACCAAAGCCGAGTTATTAGAAAAACTCAACGCAGAGCCTCATTCTACGCCTCAAGTTGAAGAAGAGTATAAGTACACAGAGCAAGAAGTAGATACTACTACATTGCAAGACCCAACTTGGCAAGAGTGTGCATTTAAATACGGAAAGCTTGGAGCACCAAGATGGAATAAAGACAATACAAAAGTTCTTGTTAAATATGAATTAGCAATAGCTGATGGAACTTTAGATCAAGTCAAAGGAGTAAGTGGTATTACTGCTTTGTCTCATGGCGAAGCTATAGCTGAAATGAAAAAGGATGAATGGGTTGGGGAATAGAGGTAACTCTTTGGCTGAGTTTGCAGTTACCATGGCTATCATGGCTACTTTGGCTACTACCGCAGCTCCTGCTTTTAGTCGTATCGGTGAGGGAGCTAAAGCTAAGCAGACAAAAGCAAATTTAGAAAAGATTACAAAAGCATCTACTATGTGGTATAACCAACAAGTAGAAGAATATGGTATGGGTAAGTTTCCAAGTCAAGCACATAGAACTAGTAGCGTAGGAACATTAGTTGATTATAATGAAAACAGAAGAATAGAAACAGATGAAATAATAGAGGGTGAGTTTGTACCAGTATTTAATGACACAAGTTTTTTACATTTATTTGACAATGATACAATCAAGAGTCCTTACCAAAATGGTTTATATGCATATGCCATTATTGGTGGGTCAGGTACAGGCAATAGTATCGTATCTCCAATCTTTGTTGTAGTGGATACAGAGAATCCTGAAGATTTTTATAAGTATTACAAGCCATGAATAAAAATGAAAAAACTGTATTTGCAGGGTGGATTTCTTTCTTAGTCCTATTACTAGTAATTATTACTACTTGTAGTGGGTGTAGTGGGAATTGGATTATTGCAGGAGTAGATATTGCTCCTACTGATTCTATTACAACAGATTTTATGATTATAACAGACCAAGATAGCGTTAATCATTGGTATGTAAGAACTACTGCACAAGGTGGAATACTTGTAGGTGATAACTGGTGTCATAGACATGAAAAATGGGAAACAGTTCAAAAGAAGTGAATGAGAAGCCAAAGACAGCTAGGAGTTACAGGACGGGAATTATTGATGATAATTTTTCCCTCCATATTAATATCAAGTGGCTTGGTCAGTTGTTTGTGGCTATCGCTGGTATTGTTTATGGATACCTACAAATTACAAATAGAATTGCAGAACTTGAGCGAGGAATGGAACTTGCTACTGCCAACATTGAAGAACTTGTAGATAAACATATGATAGAAGAACAGAAAGAAAGAGAAGCAATGGAAGAACGCATATCTTTCTTTGAAAAAGAATTAAACCTTAACCCTTTTAGCTGGAGAAAAAAGAAAAAGTAATGCATCAACCAATACCAAATCATTGTACAGATTGTGATAAACCAATAAACAATACAGATAACTGGGTCTGCAGTAAATGCAATTCATATGAGGAGGAATAATGGACTTTCTAGCAGTTTATTCAGAAGCAGGGATGATAGGCGTTGTGGGAGCAATGTTTGTATTTATGGTTTATTCAATGAACAAACGTGGAAACGAACAAGCAGAGTCATTACAGGATTTAAAAATTGAAAATAAAGGACAAAGTGAAACACTTGAAAACATGGAAAGTATGGTTATTAAGCTTATTAACCGCTGGAATAAAAGTGACGACAAACTTGACAGGAAGTTTGATTCACTT